AGGACCTCATCTGTGGCACTCGAGGACGAGTCAAAATGACACCCGTAGCCACGGGCGGAATAACACGTCGCATGGCTACTGGTTGCTTCTTAGATTTTAAAGGTGGATAGGCATATCCACCGCGTTTTGAATTCAATCGTGGTCCTGACATAATTGGTGGGAGGTTTCTTCTTACTGGTAAGATTGGGCCTTTATTAAAATAAGGTACTGCGTCGTTGTATTGCTGCTTAGATATAGCTCCAATGGCGAATAAGTCCTTAATCCTCTGCTCTCCTGCTTTCTTCTGTTGTGGTGTTCCTGCTATCAAATCGTCTAGTGCACCTAAGTATGCTGACATATGGTGTTTTATAGCGCTGTTTGTGGTTTATAGTAATCTGGATCAGGTTGTGTGAGTTCGTCTATAGTGATTGTTAATTTACCCAGCGCCGGCATTTCTAGGCAATCAAACTCTTGCTCAAGTAGTAATTGACGATAAGGCGACACACCAAAGGCCTTTTGGAAACTGTGTCTAGCCAAATCACTCACACCCCGGCCCGTGTAGTACATGTTGTGGGTGAGATTGACCATCCCACATCTCCACAATGGGTGTAAACGCATATTAGAGCTATTACCCATCCTACACAGCCATTTATAATACGATCCATAAATAGGCATCCCATCAGTGAGGGCTAACCCACACTCTCCGATGGCTCTAAACCACTTTCCCAGGGTTTCTGGGGAAACAAGGGTTGTCAAGTCCTTATTTAATGAAGTCAGTAAACGCACCATAACGTACTGATCTCCACGATGGACAGGCTTCGTCTGACAAAATTCAACCTCCTCGAGTACTTTGACGACGCCTTCGACTTTCATGTCGAACCCTAAAGATGCATACCATTCTGGGACGGCCTCCAAAAACCGTGCCTTCTGGTCATCTTCCATAAATACAGTGATATCGTCACCGTTGTCCATCACTTCATGTCGAATGCCTAGTTCTTGACACAAACTATACGTCATGGCAACCATTAACACACAGTTACCAAGCGCTGTGTCCATGTCTCCACTCATTCTACTACCAGTCTTCTTATAAGTCATAAACCCATCCTTGCAGGAGGCACGTCCTCGATTGACGTACATGAGGTTCAAACATCTCTCAAGATCTTCTCCCCGCATGAAACGTCTATAAACTTTAT